AAGTGGCCACCTTGGGCGCGCCAAAGAGTATTCTCAAACCTGAGATGATCACCCGCCACCAAGCGGATCTTGAGACCAAGCGTGCTGTTTCCTCAGCGGTTGAGGAGGCAAATAAGTTTTGGCGCGCTGCTAAAGTCATTCGCTATTCAGGTGGCGATGATGAGCCCAATGATATTGTGCGCTCTGAGCAAGCTCAGCGCAATGCCGACATCGACGATGCCATTCAAGCCCAGTATGACAACCGCTGGGAGTCCAAGAGTGTGTGTCGCAAGCGCCATTGTGATGATGGTCGCTGCGTCGCTAAGATTGTGACTCCCGCTATGCCTGCTCCCACAGCTCAGGCCGCAGCTAAGGGCCGTGTGCGCGTTTGTAAAAATTGTGGTGTTGAGTGCAACACATATGCCATATTGATGGCGCACCTCAACGACAAACATCCCGTTGATCGTTCAAAGCGCGCTCCAGTCTCAGCTGTGCGCCACCCGCAAATCCAAGAGTCTTTTCTACCTTGGTTTCGAAGCAGCAGCGCCTCCGTCACCGATGCGGGGGCCCCGGCCAGTGCCGGCGCGGCTGCCGGTGGGTTCCGGGGGGTCTCCTCCTGGCCGTGGGTACGAAGTGACGTTCCCAGCCCAGTCGTTGGCGGTGGGGCCACCGCCTCCAGTGCCACCTTTGAGTCGAGAATTCTTGGCCATGACAGCGTATCTCCAAATGCGCTGGCCAGATCTATTGGCGTCGTCGAAAGCACATTGCCAAGCGGAGAAACGCAAACGGCAAATTTTACGCTTATCCAGAATGCACTCGTCACAGTGAAACATTTGTTTGGTGATCGTGCCACTGGCACGTTGCGCTCGGATGCCAAGCTGGTGTTTACTATGAACATTAACGGCGCGCTGGTGTCACACACCTGCTCTGGCGCTGATGCGCGTGTGCCTAAAGGCTATGAAGAGGCCGATCTTGTGGCCTTCTCGCGCCCTCATGTGTTTCAAAACGCACCTTGCCTTTCGGCAGCCGTTCCTCTGGAGGGCCCCACTGGGTCTATTAGCCTGTACTCCTTCGACAGCCCTGTGGAGTGCAAGACCAATCAGTTCAAGGTCGCTAATGGCACTTTGTTGCAAGTGGGTGTCACCACTGAGTCTCGTCAATGCGCTGGTGCCTATCACTCCCAGCAAGGGCACTGTGGTGCCCCCATCATTAATGCTATGGGCAAGGCTATAGGCATCCATAACATTGGCGACGCTTCTGGTCGCGCCAATCGCTTCGTCGGTTTCATTCCCGGCGTGGTTTTTTAAGTCGGCCCCTGCCAAATCTTGCGGCCACCTCGGCAGTTCATTGTAAATATCTCCCTAGTAGGGTAACTGACCGAGGAGTGATCAAGGCCACTAACAGGGGCCCATCCCAAATTTTCACTAAGTACTTTAATCCAGCGTATATAACTCATGTAGGTCACGCTCGCCGCTTTGTGCAATTCCGAGTGGACAACCAAGAAATCACCAATCATACCTTTGTTCAATTTTGTCATGACAATGGTATTCCAGTCCCTTCCGCTTATCGGATGAATCAGCCTAATAAACAATCTGGACTACTTTCAGTAGCAAAATATTCGCGCCCCACACCCACTGTACATTATTCTTCCTGGGTTGTGTCTGGCGAGTGGATGAGATACCACTTTGGCCCGCATGTTGCGGGTGCAAACGAAATTAGCCTCAGTGAGGCTGTAGCTGAACTTGATAAGACCACCTCATGTGGCTATCCGTGGAACTTGATATATCCCACAAAACAGCGCTTTCTTCAATCTCCTGCCTCCGGTGTTTTGGACTACTACTGGGAGGACCTTATAAACTCACAAGAGTACACCCCCATCTGGAATGTGAGCCAGAAGCGCGAGCTGCGCGCTAAGGAGAAAATAGCCCAAAATAAAATTCGCACCTTCACAGCCGCTCCGATTGAGCATACGAGTTCGCTATCTCGCTTATGTCTTGACTTTAATCGCCGTTTTTATCGGTCGGCAAACACCACCTGGTCTTTTGTGGGAGGGACCCCTTTTTACCAAGGGTGGCATCAACTTTTTACAACCCTCAACGTGTACGCACGGGCGTTCGACCTCGATGTGAAGGACTTTGATAGCGTAGTCTTCGCTCAGTCCCTTCGAGAAATTTGTGATTTTCGGTGTGAGTCGTTTTCCCACCTTTCTCGTACCCCCGACAATGTGCGTCGCATGCACAAGCTCTATGATGAAATAATCCACTCCCTGATGATTTTAGAGAGTGGTGAGCTTATTCAGAAGCATAGCGGCAATCCCAGTGGGCATGCCAACACGATCGTGGACAATACACTCCACTTGTATCGTTTATTCGCCTATTGTTGGCTTTTGTTGGCCCCTCCCCACCTTGCAACTTATGAGTCTTTTATGACTTTGTGGATTGCTCGCCTTAATGGCGACGACAACGCGTGCACCATCTCGGACGACATTTCTTCGTGGTGGCATCCGGTGGCCATCAAGGAGGCTGCCGCTACCGTTGGAACAACCATCACTACCGATCACGATGAGCCCCGCAAGCTCTCTGAAATTTCTTTCCTGTCCTCAGATTTTGTGCGGATTGGTGGGCTGTGGTTGCCTGCTCCCGAGACTGATAAGGTCTTGAGCTCTCTTGCGTGGGGCTCCAAAATCGATGATGTTCGATGGCACTATCTTCGTGCATGCGCGCTCTTGGTCTCTGCCTGGCCGAACATTGAGTGTCGCAACGTCATTAACTCTTACCTCAATTATCTCAGCGCTAATCATAGGCATCAGCTTATTGGCGAGGTTGAGGGTATGCAAATGCGCGAGGTGTTCGCGCTGCGTAAGACCGACTTATGGTGTTGGAATGTCTATGCAGGCTATGAGGGGTTCCAAGAAGGTAAAGAGCTCTCTCCCCTCAAAATTAAGACGATCAATTTATTCGATCGTATTCTCAACCCTCCCCTCTAGTGCGCCATTGTGATGCCGCACCATCCTTCTCAGACTCCTTCTGAGCAACTCTTCCCTGTCATTTCCGACGTCGCTGATTCTTTCGGCGTCGGCAAAGATGGAAAACAGATCCAGCCATATGGCAGCTGGAAGCTCGGCCAGCTCGCCAAATTTGGTGGCCGCCTCAAACGCCGTGCTGAGTACGCTGCCGAGCGTGCTCTTGCCCTTGTCGCCCGCCCTGGTGTCGACTTTTCAGACACCCCCCAGACTCTTAACCCCATGCGCTATGGGCGGCCTATCACTCACCGCGCTGGCCAGCAATATTCCTCTGGTCGCGGAGCAAAGCGTGTCCCAGCGCCTCGTCTTGTTGGCGTGGAGCCTAACCCTGGGCCTGACCAACCCGGGCAGCGCAAGAAACGCTTCAATAAGGTGATCCATCCTAAGAAGCAGCGCAACAACACGCCTAATCGCGCTACGATGGCTGCTGCTGTGCAAGCTATCGCGCGCACCGCTCGCGCTGGTCGTAAGCTCGCTGTGCGCGGTCGTGCTCGCCCAATGCGTGCCACGCGTATACCCACTGGCCTAACTCCCGGTCAAGCGCCGCCTTCCATCGTGCGAACAGCCGACGGGCGAATGCACGTAACTCATACGGAGCACATCACACTCCTTTCGAATTCGTCAACGGCCGGGGCCTTCCGAATCGACTGGTTCAATCTTAATCCCGGCGATCCCAAAACTTTTCCGTGGCTTAGCGGCCTTGCGTCCAACTTCGAGCGCTATAAGTTCAACAGAGTTCGTTTTGTCGTTCGCCCCTTGTTGGGCTACGTCACCACCTCACAGCAGATTGGCTCTGTGTGTGCAGTGTTCAACAACGACATCGCTGACGCCGTCTTTGAGGACTATATTGAGATGGCCAACTTCGGTGGCTTTGCCGAGTTCGGTGCCGTGTCTGGTGGCTCTTTTCCCTGTACCACCAAAGGCTTATCCAATCCCAGTGAGGATGGGTCTTACTATCGTGTGAACGGCACTGCCGAAGATGTGTCCTCCATTGTGCCTGCTGGCACTACCGTCCATGAGTATTATCCTGGCCGCTTTATGATTGCGAGCTACGGGTTTTCCACTGGCCCCACTCAGTTCGCTCGGCTATCTGTCGAGTACGACTGCACATTCATCAAGCCGATGCTTCCTGATGACTCCGATCTGCTGTATTGGCATGATCTGTGGAACCCTGCCCCCACGACAGCTGCGAACTTCAGCGCCACTACCACCAACAATTTGTCCATTGCGTCGGTGCTTCCGACCGTGGGTGCTGCTCGCTGGAGAGGGACTAATGGCTCAGTTGTTCCTGGGCCTCAAGAAAACCCTGACTACACCATCACGACTGCTGGTAACGTCGTGTTCCGAACGCCTGGCACCTATTTCGTCATCCAATATGCCCAAGGTGTCAGCCTTTCAGTCGCTTCACCGACTGTGGGCACTGCTCTTGACCTGGTGAATGGTCTTTTTAAGGGCACCACAAGTAATGTCTCCGTCACTCAATCTGGCGGAGCTAACATCATGCGCGTCATAACTGTGCGCTGTGGCTCAACGACGGGCATTTCTACTGCCGGGTGTACTTTGACCATTCCCGTCACTATCGCCTCTGGCGGCACGCTCGTCGAGCTGCATGTTCTGCGCATTCCGTCGCTTTCCCCCACCGACTATACTCCATCTCTCTTGGCAGAGAGACAGTCGGGACGAGAAATCGTTGCTGCTATGGCGGCGTTCCGCAGTTCTAAGGACGAGGCCGTGTTGCCTCGCCCCTCCTCGCGCTCTGATGAAGAGTGTAAAGGAGAGCCATTTTCACCCTCGTACGAGGTAGTGGACCCCCCTCGAAAGGCACCGACCCTGAAAGCTCGGTTTTAAGTTTTGTACTTAAAGTCCACCCCTACGAGAACGCGCTTGCGCGTAAGTCAAATAAATTGAACTCACTAGTTACCATATGACAATGTGAGATGTAGATTATTTGGCCGGACAATTTCAACCCACCAGAGGTTTCGTTTTACCTACTGATTGGTGTCCGCATTATAAACGTCGATCCCTAAGTCGAACATTGATTCGCAAACCCGAC